TGACGCTAGAGTTAAAAAAATTTGATATGAAAACCATCAGTTTTAAATCGAGCGAAAACAAAGGACCTGTAGTGGTGCTCATCGGCAAGAGAGACACGGGCAAGTCCTTTCTCGTTCGAGACCTGCTCTACTACCAGCAAGATATTCCCATTGGAACCGTCATCTCCGGCACAGAAGAAGGAAACGGCTTTTATAACAAAATGGTTCCCAAAATATTTATTCATAACGAGTACAATACCGCCATCATCGAAAACATTCTCAAACGACAACGCACCGTACTGAAACAGGTAAAATCCGAAATGGAAGCTTATAAACGAACTACCATTGACGCCCGAGCATTTGTCATTTTAGATGATTGTCTCTACGACGCTACATGGACACGCGATAAAATGATGAGATTACTCTTTATGAATGGTAGACACTGGAAGCTAATTTTAGTGATTACAATGCAATATCCGCTAGGAATCCCTCCCACTTTACGAACAAATATAGATTTTGTGTTCATATTACGTGAGAATTATATTGCGAATCGTCGAAGAATTTATGAGAACTATGCCGGCATGTTTCCTACTTTTGAGTCTTTTTGTCAAGTCATGGACCAATGCACGGAGAATTACGAGTGTTTGGTGATAAATAACAACTCCAAATCGAATAAATTACAAGACCAGGTGTTTTGGTACAAGGCTGACAACCATAACGATTTCAAGTTAGGCTCGAAAGAATTCTGGGAGCTGTCAAAAGGGTTCAATTCGGACGACGAAGACGAAAAATATGACCCCAATTCAGTGAAAAAACGCGGAAGTGGACAAAAAATTAGCGTCAAAAAAACAAAATGGTAATTATATTTTGACAGCGTATACAGTAACAAATTTTGATTTTCAAAGGGTGTATGTTAAACATACACCCTTGATTTATGTTTGGTTTTTGCTTACGCGGTCGCGTAAGCAAACTTTTATGTTTGGTTTTGCTTTCTTTTGAAAGAAAGCAAAAACACCAATGAACCCGTTTTAAGAGTTTTTGCTCCACAGGTTGGTGGAGCAAAAAACAAACTGAAGTACGCAGTCCCTTTATAAATATTAAAGTCCTGTAGATACTATCTACAGGACTTTTATTATGTTTGGTTTTTGCTTATGCGGTCGCATAAGCAAACTAAAATTTAACGTACAATTTTTATTTTGAATATCCAATGCATAGTTTTGCTCACCCGTGCGGGTCAGCAAATAAAATAAATATATAATAAAATAAACCATTTGATTAAAACTTAAACACAAACTTTATCTGTAATTATTTCTTCCTTTATTGACTGATATTCGTCATAGCTATCGTTATAATAAATTTGAACTACTTTTACTACAAACGACTCATACTCGCGTGTCAGTTCCGTCTTTATTGTCTCTACAAGTAATCCCATTCTTTCTTGTTGCGAGACATGTAACTGCTTACCTTTGTTTCGGACAACATCTGGATTGTAACGAATAATAATTACTGGTTTGCCACCAATACCATTCACGATTTCATTAATACGAGCACATTCACACGAATCTTGATAGGTATTATGCTGGTTTTCATCAATCTCAACGATCACGCAATGCTTTGCTAATTCAAAATAAACATCTGGTCGTTTTTTACTGCAACCCTGAAGCATTTTACTTGAATTATATTCAAACTTTGTATTAATAGCAGTTCGTAAGTAGCGAACAACGGCCCACTCTTTTTTGTTTTGGACCTTTTTACAACGGTTACAAACGTGAGCCGTTTCTTCTAAGATATCACAGTAACGACATAGTCGTTTCACAATCATTCCGTATTTCTCGGATGGAATATGAGCATTACAATACTTTTCGTCTTCAACAACATGTTCGTAATCGTTATTGCAATCTAAAACAACACATTTGTTTTCTAAAATAACATTAATCATATTGGCTTGTTTGTGCGTCAAACAAAATTGTGCCCGTTTGTTAACAAGCCCGAATAAGGCAGTCTCTTTACATTTCAAATGTTGACATTTTTTGAGTGACACGTCAAACATAAACTCGAGTTTGTGTTCGCTACAAAACAACGCTTTGAATTCTGTAGGAGCATTAAAATGTGGTCGTCTCGAACAATTTTCATTCGCACAGTTGTTGTGAGCCACGTCAACCATACCTTCAATTTTGTGGTCGTAACAATATAACCTTTTGGATTGATTTGGCAAATTGAAAATAGGTTGTTTGAAACAATTTTGATGAATACAATGTTTGTTAACAACATCAACCATGCCATCTAATTTATGTTTAGTACAATATAATCCTTTGTGACATTCTGTCGGCAAATTATAACATGGACGAACCAAGCAACTTATAAAAAAACAACGTTTATGTTTAACATCAATCATGCCTTCAAGTTTGTGATTGAAACAGTACAATCCATTTGATTCTGTTGGTTCATTAAAATTTGGTATTTTGAAACAATGTTCATAAGTACATTTTTTATTAAGAACATTAACCATGCCATCTACTTTGTGTTCAAGACAGTACAAGCCATTTAATTCAGTCGATACATTAAAAGCTGGTTGTACTTTGACACAACCTTCGTAAGAACAACGTTTGTTAGCAACATCAATCATACCGTGTAGTTTATGCTCGGCACAATACAGAGGGTTTAAATCTGCTGGTAAGTTAAAACTTGGACGAATTAAACAATTTTCGTAATAACAACGTATGTGACGCACGTCAATCATATCTTGAAATTTGTGTTTGTTACAATATAACCCTTGGTTCTCAGTTGGCAAATTAAAGGTTGGATGAACGAAACATTTTTCATCAGCACACCATTTACGTTTTTGTTGCATTTTTTAAAAATAATGTTTTTTTATTTTTACTAAAATGTAATTCTGAAAATAAATTTTTGATTGGGTATATTAAGAGAGAAAAATACTATTGAAATTAGAGAGAAAAAACTATTGTAATAAATCATTATTTTTAATTTGAACAACAAAAAATGTCTACGGATTTAATTACGACTATTTTAACTCATTCTTCTTCTTTTTTAACTAATGGACGAGGAACCGCTTATTTGAAAATAGAAGTGTTTTTTTCGAAAGAAACAAAAAAATATCAAATGAAATTTGATTTTAGAGCATGTCACTTTAAACACTACGAACCTAGTCAAATAACGTACATTAATGACATACCATATATGCCAAAAACCATTTTGGAACTTATTAAACTTATTCGCTTGGCCGATGAACAAACCGATTTGCCTTCTCAGCTAGAACCCATTCTTAAAGGGACGCTGGAACAAGACTTAAAAGAACAAGTAAAAGAACACAACGATTTTTTAAGAAACTTAAGAAACGACGAGACTTTTCACAAATTGGGTCTTGCCGAGGACAAGATACGACAATTGGAAACGTCCTTAAAAGAAAAAAACACGCAATTAGAAAAAAAGGTGGTTGAAACAAAAGACCTTGCTTTAGAAGTTGATGGGCTTCGCGGGAAAGCAGGAACCGCTGAGTTAAGAAGAGCTAGCAACGAGCTACAACATAAAAAAGATGTTGAAAAAACAAGAAAAGAAACAGCCGAGGTGGTTGAGAAACACAAACAATTGTTAGATATGAACAAACGATTGTTAGAGACAATCAACAACGAAAAACTCAAAACAAAGAGTCTAGAAAACAAGTTAAATGACATGACTGCGTTGTATGAATCGTTATTAGAAACAACATATTAAATGTACAATTTTTTGAATTAAAATACTTATAAATTTATTTAAGTATTTAAATTTTAAAAAATATTTTGTTATAATATATATCCCGGCAATCTTACATCTGAAGAGTTATAAAGCTTTAGCAATGGTCCTCGGAGATTATTACAAAACACTACGAGTAAAAAGATTTTGGACACAATTACCCCCAAAACTAATACACGTACTTTATTTAAGTTAAACTTAACCAATGAGGAATTAACATTGTTTAATCTTGACAGAAAACAAATTAAAGACGAAATTGAAAGTGGGGCAACACTAAGTGAAGAAGCAATTCAGCGTTTATATGACTATGATAAAGATATGTATGCGTTATATAAGTCAATTAATCCTGCGGGCGGTCGTTGTACTAAGTGTAGAAGGAATAAAAAACGAAGCCGAAGTCGAACACATAAAAAAAGACGCTCTACAAAAAGAAAAAGAAGTCGCTCATAAAATAAAATAATAATTTAAATACTTATTTATTAGATATTTTTTGCGGCAATAGATGCCCACGTGGTCACTTTCTTAGGAATAACTACTGTTTCTACGACTGCCGCCTTAACGTTTTCCTCCTGTGGCAAGTCGGGTTCTTCTTCATCCGATGAGTCGGTCCAGTACTCAGAATCTCCGTCCATGTAATTGCAATCGGAATCGTAATCGTCTTCTGGTCTCCGGTTCGTTCTTCGTCCGGTCCGGATATTCTTGTCCTCTAAAGACCGACATTTCTTGCGTGTGTGCCCGAGTTCGCCGCACTTGCCGCATTTAGTGTGTTTTAGAGTAGGGCAATCGCTGAGCTTTGTGTGGCTTAAATACTTTCTGGACGGTTTACAGGCGTTGAAACAAAAAACACAGTATTGTCTTCCCGTTTTCTTTTTGTTTTCTGCTTTTTTTGCGGCTCGTTCTCTAAAATAAATAATTTTTCTTAATTGGTGCTGTCGGTTTGTTTCAAACCATTGAGAACCCTCGGTGTACCCTTCTAATTTTAACAGGCTTTGAAAAGAAACCCCGGTGGCTTGGTCAATAAATAACCCCTTATTGTCTTTTATTTCTTTTGGGGTAAAGTCCGCTTCCGTTAGCGATGGGTTTTCCTTCGCCATACTGTTTTTATAAAAATAATGATTTTTATAAAATAATAATAATTGAAAAAGAATAAAGGAGAGAAAAATAAATTGCGGATTTCTCTCTAAGAATTTGTTTATAAAACTAGCTTGAATAGTTCTGGATAATTTTCAATTTTGTTCCATAGTTCATAGTCTTTTCTAAAATATTTTCTAACAAACTCTACATCTTCCGATGTCAAAAGAAATTTGGAATCGACCGATTTACTTTTATTTATTACTGGCAGTTCAATGTTTTTATTTGGAATGTCAAGGGAATTAATTAAACTATTAATTTTAGGACTTAGATTTCTATCATACCTGATAATTATTATTTTACGGTAGTCGGTGTCTTTAATCCAGAACGTTTGCGGTTTGAAGTGTGCGTCCCACGTGAACTTGTGGTCTAAATCGGTTCTTTTGTTGTTTTTAAGTAATTGAATAAAATCTCGAATATTATAATTTTTATATTTATTAATAAATTCCGGTTCTCTTTTGTATGCCGTATCTATGGCTCCATTTTTCCAATAATTAAACATGGAGATGAAACGGTCCATGACATCTCGAATAACAATAATCGGGTTATTATTATTACTACAAACGTGTTCGTGACCAGTGCCAACAATATATTGATTATAATGATTACTAAAATATACTTCGCACGCGGTTCCTCCTGTTTTGGTAGGATGTATAAACGTATATTTTATTGACATATTTTTTAATACAATATGTCAATATATTTTTTTAAAAACCTAAACGTCATAAGTTATATTTTTATAAATTATTATTTCGACGTAACAAATGGTCCGCTAACAAGCTCACTTTGTCCATGGTCCGTATTTCCAACGACAATGTTATCTCCCTCAAACAAAGTGTGTCTCACTTGTTCCGATGAAACTGTACCAGAATTAGATTCCGCATTTACGCCAATAAGGTTACCATCTTTATCGATGGATTGAGTCAATGTGTTTCCCGACTTTTCAGCGTTCTTAATATTCTCTTCAATGGCCTGTTGTTTGGTTTCTTTTAGGCGTTGATCAAAGGCAACTTTCGCGTTCGTGTCGTTTTTGGTCTTTTCGTGCATGAGCTGATTTAGCTCGTCTTCCATATATTCAACTCGGCCAGTCTTGTATGCTTCGGGTTCCCATGGCATCCAGAGCCCAACTGGACCGACATAAACATCATGATTCGCGTCCATTTCTCGCAGCATTTTACATCTTAGTTCGGCTTCTTCTAAAGTCGGAAACACTCCGCGAATTTTAAGTCCTCGGGTCGACGTTTGAAACTGATGGTCGATTCCAAATTGTCTTTCTAGTTCCTCTTCATTGTTATCAATAAAAGTTTTATATTCATCACTCATACTGCTCTTGGAGAGAGTTTCTTTTTCTTCCTTTACGAATTCTTTAAAATCTTCAGTAATGTCGTCAAACGACATGCTATATTTGAATGAGATGTAGTTAAGAAACTGAACAAACTTTTCCATGGATTTCGCCATTTCCCATTTCTTTAGGAATTGTTCAAACAAAAATATCTCCTTTTGTTTAAGAATATTCTCAGGGGAAACAAAGGAGACGCAAGCAAACTTTTGTCCCGCGATGGGCTTGTCCTCTTCTAACAAGTCAACATATTTAGGATTTGCTTTTCCATTGTGTGATTTATTTTCGTACTTGGGGTTACTTTTTCCTTTAGAAGACATTTTTTTAGTATAACATAAGTGAATTATTTAAGTTTTTTATCGCATATATATATTTTAAATTTTTTTTCTTATTATTTAATATACAAATGGAAAGTTTAATTAACGTCAGTGAACTTGTCAAAAGAATTATCAAATACTTGGTTGAGGGTTTAATGGTTGCCGTGGCGGCCTATGCTATTCCGAAACGTTCTTTGAATATCGAAGAAATTATATTTATCGCCTTAACTGCTGCCGCAACCTTTAGCATACTCGACACTTATATTCCTAGCATGGGGGCCACCGCACGAAGCGGTGCCGGATTCGGTATCGGTGCCAACTTGGTGCATTTCCCGGGCGGATTTTAAATTAAATTTAAATACTTAATTGTGTAGGGTAGGTTTCTCTCTTCTTTTCCTTTTAAAACATAATATATTTTGGGTTATATTTTATGTTTTTGGTTTCTGTTATGTTTTTTTGTTGTGAGAACCCAATGTGTTTATTATTTTAAGTATTTTAAATTTTGTAAGAAAGTCTTAAATAGTAGGATTATATTCCCAATCCAATTCTTCGCAAATTTTACGCCATATCATGTCTTGTTCAATTCTCTTTTCTTTATCTTTCAGCATGGGAAAATCTTCCAAGTACTGGGTTTCTCCCAACAGTTCGCACAACTTATAAGCCGTATAATAATAGTTCAAGAAATTCACGCGATCATCGGGACAAAACTTGGAATAAGGCGATTGTAACTCGACAAACAAATTACATAACGTTTCTTCCAATTGTTGAGACATAATAGGAGGTTTCATTCCTAGCTTATCTTTAATAAAAGGAATGTGTTCGTAATACTTATTGTAGCCCAATTTTTTAAGAATTTCTTTCGTTTTTAGATTGGTAATTTGTTCCAATTCGATTCTCTCCTTTTTAATTTGTAGCTTTATATTTTCAATGACTTCCGGTGGGATTTGAGTCGTTTCTTTTCCCTGAAACTGGGCCAATATTTCCTTAAAATGATTTATTCGTTTATAAGCGTAAAAGCACACCTCTTTGGGTGGCTCTTTATAAGACGGTTTTTCGTTTTCAATAAGGTAAGGTGTATTTCGTGCACATTGGTTACAAACAAGAACCCCATCGTCTTCGAGCGGAATCAGTTCTCCTTTGTAGCAATGTTGGCAAATGTCCGTTTGACAAACAAAAGACCCGACGTCTAAAAACATATCGTCAATGTTACACAAGTACTTTTTCACAATGTTGTTATTATTAAGTTGAAATGAGTTTGATATGTTGTCCGACTCGGTTTTAATTTTAAAAAAAGTTTGAACCATTTGTGTCTTCTTTGACGTATCCGGAGAGACGACCGTATTAGATATGTTTTTCTTGTTTTCAAAATAATCAAAAATATATTTGGAATTATCCAGAAAATATTCTTTCTTCTTATTTTTTAAATCCTTAATAGAAGCGGCAATGTCCCGAATTCTGTCCGATATATCGAGTTGTTCTTCAATGGAAAGGTGAGGGTCTTTTAACTTTTCGGTTAAATGTGTTCTCTCTAGTTTGAGTGTTGGAATAATGTCATGTTCATCTTTAGCAAATTCATTTAAAAACTCTTTGTGCTTTCCGTCTAAGGTTATCGACTGTTTTTGATTATATCTTAGTTTTTTATTTGTTTTTGGCTTAAAACTAGGCATATATAGTTTTTTATTAATTAAATAAAAACATAACATTTATTTAATTAATAATATGTGCAATATATATTTGTAACAAGTTTAAAGATAATATTAGTTTTCTATTTTTATTTTAAAAAATATGGAGTTAAATATTAATTTGGAATGTTTAAGAGATTCTAACAATGATACCTTGAAAATTGACCCGATTAAGTTTCAAAAAATGTTATTGATTTTCAATGCGATTGAGGACGGGTGGACCATTCGAAAAAAAACAAATTCTTATGTGTTTTCAAAAAATCATGAAGGCAAAAGAGAGATATTAGAAGATTCTTATTTGGCCAAGTTTATGAAAACCAATTTTGACTTGAAAAGTCTTTGTTGTTAACCGCATAAATTTTTTAGCTTCTCTCTCTTAATATATGAGCAAATGACATGGTCGATTCAAAGCAAGAATGTTTTTTTCTGGTATAGGGTTGTTTAAGTCGTATTTAATTTAATTAAATTCAATTAAATTCAATTTCCAAATTTTTTTTTCTTTAGCCATTATATAAAAAAAATATGGGAGGTGGTTTAATGCAATTGGTCGCCTACGGCGCACAGGATGTCTACCTTACAGGTAACCCTCAAATTACTTTTTGGAAAGTCACTTACAGACGTTATACTAACTTTGCCATTGAATCCATTGAGCAAACTTTCAATGGACAGGCCGACTTTGGACGTCGTGTTCAGTGCACTATCAGCCGAAACGGTGATTTGGCTTACAGAACTTATCTCCAGGTTACTCTTCCCGAGATTAATCAACTTATGGGACTTGGAAACTTTGCCTCTGGAAGCACCGGAGTCTACGCTCGTTGGTTGGATTTCCCGGGGGAGCAGCTCATTGCTCAGGTTGAAGTCGAAATCGGTGGTCAGCGTATCGACCGTCAGTACGGTGACTGGATGCACATCTGGAATCAGCTCACCATGACTTCTGAGCAACAGCGTTGTTACTTCAAGATGATTGGTAACACCACTCAGCTCACCTTCATCACGGACCCCTCTTTCTCTGACGTGGATGGTCCTTGCGACTCTATGGCTCCTCGTCAGGTGTGTGCCCCCAGAAACGCTCTCCCCGAAACTACTCTTTACGTTCCCCTCCAGTTTTGGTTCTGCACCAACCCCGGCCTTGCTTTGCCTTTGATTGCTCTCCAGTACCACGAGGTGAAGATTAACTTGGATATCCGCCCCATTGACGAGTGCTTGTGGGCTGTTACCACGTTGAACTGCAACTCTGGTCCTGACTACACTTCCAGCAGCTCTCAGTACTCTGTTGGACGCCCCGTGCCCGCCACCATCGCTTACAATCAGTCTCTTGTGGCTGCTTCCCTTTACGTCGACTATGTGTTCTTGGACACGGACGAGCGAAGACGCATGGCCCAAAATCCTCACGAGTATTTGATTACCCAGCTCCAGTTCACTGGTGATGAGTCCGTTGGTTCTTCTTCGAACAAAATCAAGTTGAATTTCAATCACCCTGTCAAGGAACTCATCTGGGTGGTTCAGCCTGATCAGAACGTGGATTATTGCTCGTCTTTGACTTGCGATGCTCTTTTGTTCAAGGTGCTCGGTGCTCAGCCTTTCAACTACACGGACGCGATTGATGCTCTCCCCAACGCCGTTCACGCGTTCGGTGGACCCGCCGCCATTGCCCAGGACAGCCGTGCTTTCATCGACGCTCGTGGACTTTTCGATGACGCCGGTGCTTTGGACTACCAGCCCGCAACCAATCCCGATTTCACCGGATACTGGCATGGACCTTCCAACCCTTACAACGAGGCCAACCTCGGAGGCGGACCTGTTCCTAACCCTCCCAATGCCCCTGTTGACTTTGTGGGAGCCACTTCTTCTCATTTGGATAACTCTGGTGTGTCTGATGCCGGCACCTTTGTCCTCACCGAGACCTCCTTGGACATGCATTGCTGGGGCCAAAACCCCGTCGTCACCGCCAAGCTCCAGTTGAAC